ACCTAATGTTGGCCCTAATAATCTTTGCATCAATTCATATCTAACTTGAACTTCTGTTGCTGTCATTTGTGGGCCTTCTTGTAATTGTAATTGGTCTGAATAATATGCTTGTCTAATAGCAGTTCTTAATTGATTTTCTTTCATGTCAGTTATTTGCCAGTTAGAACCAATTTGTAATGGTTTAACAGCACCGTCATTTCTAATTACAGTTATTCCAGCAGGTGTCATTCTAACTCTACCAATTACACCGTCATCTTGAACAAGTAATGGTGGATCAATTGCTTTAGCCCATGCTTTTAATCCAATCTCAACTGCTTTGTTTAAAGTTTTAATATCTGGTAACGCATTATAACTTGGTGATCTTCCAAAAATTTCACCAGTTGCTTTAGACCATCTAGGTACTAAATATGGAAACTCATTATAACCACCTGTTCTAACAACCATTTTATCTTCTTCACAAACGTGACAAGAATGGAATGGAAGTTTAGTTGCAGTTTTACCAATTGCTCTTTCGTAATCTGCTGTTGGTTCTACTGCATGAATAAATGTAAAATTTTTTTCTGGTTTTTCTCTAGCCGCTTTTAAAACTTTTTCACCTAAATTATCTTCACCAAATTCTTGAACAGCTTGTCTAGCTGTTAATTTATATTTTCTGTAAAGTGTATCAACTGTACCATTTATATTTTCTTGAATGTAATATTCTGCAATGTGTAAACAATTAAAATGAATACCATCTGTATCAAAACCATTTTTACCTTCTTCAACAAAAATTGCACCAGTACCTATTGAGCAAAGATCAAGATATAACTCATGTACTTCAGTATTAAAATTTGTTTCGTTAAAAGTGTCGTACATTCTTTTTGCAGTATCTTCTAACCACAAAGCAACTTCTCTATTTTGATTTAATACTTCATCTCTTAATTTAATTGAAAACCATGCTAATGATGGTGATGTAAGTGTTCCTTGTAATGAAGCGGCTAATAAATTGTTAGCAGTTATTGCTGTACTGTCATACAATACTTCAGTTCTTTTTTCACCTTTAGTTCTTAAAGTAATAACGTCTGCTTTTCTTGGCATAACATAATCTAAAATTTCTTGCCAATGAGTTTCCCATGTGCCTCTACTTTCTTCCATAGAGCCAAGACGTTTTTTAATATACTCGTATGAAGCCATATTATTTTATTCCGCCACCTAATACTGTTTTTTCTGTATTAGCTTCTTCAGTTACTCCTTGTCCAGAAGTAAGTATAGTTCCGTACATTCCTTTTTTCTTTGAGCCTAACATTTTTTCTTTTTCTGCCGATAATTTTGCTTCTGCTTCAGCAGTTTTATCAGTTACTATTGGATCAACTGGTGGTGGCATTTGTGGTGCTGATTTCATTCCCATAATATTATATCCATTTACATTCTTGTTTTAACATACCGTAAATTGCGGCATCTACAAATTTATTACCAATTTTCATGGTTTGTCTGCATACACCTTCTTTAACAAATCCAACGCCTTTTAACAAGCGTTCATTTCTTTTGTATTCATTACGACACAAAGCGGTTATTCTACTACATTTTAATTGAATAAAACAGTATAAAAATACCATTTTTAAAAATCGTCTTTGACAAACTCTAGGAGTATCTAATGCTAAATGAATAAAAATATTATGATTATCATAATCAGAAAATAATACTCCTCCCATAATATTATCTTTTCCAGATACATCTCTTTCAACAAAACCTATAAAAGAAAATTTATTATCTAAATCTGTATTAATATGTGCTTTTGGTGCAACGTAATTAAATATTGGCTTACGCCATTCTTCTTCTGTAACTGCTACAATCACTATGCTTTTATACCGCCACCTAAAATAGTTTTAGAAACATTTGCTTCTGCTTCATCACCAATTGAAGATGTTAAAATAGTTCTTTGACTACCACCATAACCTATACCTAATGCTGATCTTTTCTTTTTTTTAGCTTCTTCTTCTGTTTCTGGAACTGTTGTTTGTGGTGGTTGAGTTTGAGGAGTTTGAGTTTGCATTTGATTTCCTCCACCATCCCCTTTAGCAATTGTTCTTCCCATTGCATCTAATGTTCCTTGACCTCTACCAGTTATATATCTTTTATAATCTGCAAGAGTATTTTGAAAACCTAATTTACCTGCAACATTTTTTTGAAAATAATCTCTATTTATTTCAAATGTTTTTTGTCTTAAACCTTGAGCCATATTCAAACCTAAATTTAATAAAAAAAAAGGTGTGTCAGCTTTTGGTACTTGGTAATTATTTAATTGAGATTGACCAGTTGCTAACGCTGTTTTTTGTGCGCTTGATTTAATTTGAGAACTAGTTGCTACACTTGTTGTAGATGATCCGCTACCTGTATGTGGATTTGGTCTGCTTGTAGTTTTTGTTGGCGAAGATTTTTTTGATGATGTAGTTTTTGCACCAGAATATCCAGATGAAAATGGTGAACTTGATGAATATGATTTTCCTGCCATGTTATTTTTTAATTAAATATGTTAAACTCATAATCAGATTGTATTTGTAAACGATCATAAGATTTTGTTCTAGCTTTTCTTAATGACATAACTGCATATCTCATTGCTGAAATAACATCATCATTAGCTGGTACGATCTTACCATCTTTTCTATGATACATTCGTAATTCTTCTAACAGTTTACCTTGATTTTTAAAAATTTTCAACCTTTGTGTCTTAAACCTAGTATATATCTCTTGAACACCAGCTTCTACAGAGTTACCGCCAGAACCTTCTTTTTGTCCATTTGCAGGTGGATTACTAAAATGTTCTCTAGTCATATTAACACCTTCATCTTTGTATTGTTGTGTTAAACTTTTACCAGAACCTTTGTCAGCTTGTCTTCCATCCATAGGCCATACTACAGGTATATATCTACCTCGCATTTTAATTGCTGATGCATGAATAGGTACTGCTTCTTGCCTCATAGCATAACTATCATAAACATAAGCTGTATCTGTATCTCTATCCCAAGCAACCCATACTGCGGCTGTTGGGTGATCCCATCCAAAATCTAAACCACAAATTTTGGGCCAATGATCTGGTATTTGTATTTCATCAATTACAACATCTTCTTCTGCTACAGGAAATACTAATCCAGAACCTAATTGTGGTATTCCACGTTCACGCATTTTTCTTTCATGTGGTGGTAATGCAGATAAAATTTGTTCTCGTACTTCTGGTGTCATATGAGGTGCATCATCCCATCCTGCTGTAATTAATGCTTGTCCTTTACGTAAATTATTTAAAAATTGAGCAACTGTTTCTGTCATACCGCTTTCTGGTGTAAATGTCATATAAACAATACCACCTTTATCGGCTGTACGTGTTAGTGATTGAGTATAAATTGGTGTAGGCGGTTCTTCATCAAGCCAGATCACATCTACGCTTTCTCCCATCCATTTTTCTTTACCCATATCATAAGATTTAAAACCTATTCTAGAATTACCTCCAGATTTATGTTTAACAATTACAGAGTTTAATGCATTAGGTACACCTGCTTTTCTAATAGTATCAACTATATATTTTTTAGGTATAGAACCTGTGCCTTTTGCGGCAGGATCGTCTGGTTGGCCGATAAGTTCTTTTTGGCAAACATCCCTAGTGGTTTCGTTAGAAACTCCCCCAGCCCAAGCACGTATTGGTCTGTTAAACCGTTTACCTTCCCACCACGTTGGGTAGTGACCCGTCACATGGTATGCCATTTCCATAGCCCCACAAAAAGACTTACCGATCCTATTACCAGCCATAAGCAATCGCTGTTGAGCAATTGTATTATGAAATTTTGTTTGGTATTCGTATGGTAAATAGTCATTCATACGATTAGTAGCTTTTCTATTTTCTAATTCTTTAGCAATTTCTACTGCTCTTGCTAATGCTTCATCATTCATTTTTTAATATATATTTTCTACGTAATTTTCTGTCGTTGTCTAAAGCCCATATTTCTTTTTCAGTTCGTTCTAGTTTACTATCAAATCCATAGTGTACTTTAGCTGTATTTTTAAACCTATCAACAAGAACATATCTATATACATAATTACCTTTTTTAAAATGCAATATTGTTTGTAAATCCTTAATAGGTTTAACCATACGCACTAATAGTTTAAATTTTTTATATATGCAACCTATTAACTTAGGTTAATACTAAATATACCCCATGAGTTTGCGGAGGTATCCATTATATTATGACACAAATGGCACTTTGGGGGGTGGGGGGTCAAATCACGGGCCTTGCTCACCATGTTTATCCCGTGTCTGTGTGTGTGTATGTAGAAGAAAGAGAACAAAGGAAGGGTGATTAATAGCCAGACCGCATCACATGAGCCAAAGCTGTGGAAGGTGCGTGTGTGTGTGTGGACATC